CGGCTTAATGAGATTTCTGTATTCGATCTCATAGCGAGATTGGTCGTAAGTAAAGTTATTATTTCTAGTTCCAGCTGGGATGAGCTTTGCTTTATCTAGAAAACTCTTTTTTGAAATGAATCCGGTAATCCACACCTTACTAGAATCATTTTTAACCCTGCAAAATATGTAGAAGCCAACTTCTCTATCGGCCTGTTCCTCGTAAAGTGTGCCTACAAAACTGAGGCCTGGAGCGCTATTGCAACCCTGTGCTTTAACATCAAAAGTTACATCTTTCAAAAAGAAATCTACTTTTGGATCTTTACTAAACTCTAGCTTGCTATAAACTTCTTTAACAGCCATTTCTGCTAGATAGCCGGTCATTCTTTGTCTGGACTTATCTGTTCGGTGTGTTCCTGTGTTGCCTAGTTTCTTGAAGAATTCGTGATTACGCTTCTCAGCATTGGCAATCATTTCTTTAGTCAGTGTAACCTCTACAAAACCTGAATTATTGATTACCCAATTTTTCATCTGAGCTTATCCTCTCGAATCTCCAAGAGACTGCCTCTAGTACCGTGGATACTTCTATCATAGTCTTCGCATATGTTGTTGTCAAGATCGATAACTTTTAATTTGTCTTTATAGTAAAAACAGACGACACCTAGCTTTTTGGTACCTATGGCTGTTTTACCAGAAATAAGTGCTTCTATCTTATCTGCTTTTTTATTGACTTGAAGTCTGGCCTCGTTGGCAAGTTTATCGCAGCGTTCATTATGTTCGTCACCGGTATGACCTTCTACCCATCTAGTTTGAACATTCATTAGGTTTACTAATAGTTTAAGTCGTTTATATTTTTCGATTTTATCTTGTTGTCGAAAGGTATACGTACCGTTAGTCCATCCTAAAACCAATTGACTATCGGCAACCAGGGTAACGGTCGGGTCAGATATACGTACAAATTTTGTTTTACTCAAATCTTGAGGTTGGTTAATAAAGCCATAGACTGCCTCTAGTCCCTGAATAGCGGCTTCTAATTCTGCATCATTATTGCTAGCTTTTTCTAAATGACCGGAGCCTTCTGAGTGTTTTATACCATCTACCAATACCACATAGCCCCAACCGCCAGGTTTACTATTGACAGTAGCTGAGCCGTCCGAGTAAACCTCGATGATGGTCATTTTGTTTCGACTTTCTCGATTGGTGTAAGGGGAGTGCCCACGCCAGTGACCTGAAGAAGGGCGTTTGCAATATAATGGGCCTCTTCAGGAGATCCAGAGAATACAAGTTCTGTGGGTTGCAAATTGTTGAGTCCAGGAAAAATCTTGGGATCTGGAATAAAAGTTCTATGAATGTACACGGTCCCATTCATTTCTTGAACATCAAACTTATTCTCTTTAGTATTAATAGTTATCTTATTCATCTTCGTTTACCATTCCTTCTCTTAGTTTCTCTATCGATTCCTCGTAAAGCTCTTCCACTTTCTCTTCTGGAATTGCCAGCAATCTGGCTATAACCGTATTATCTACCCCTTCCGGATTTTTTGCAAGAAATTTTGTTATGGAATTGCTGCATTTAGGGCATCTGATGTAATCCTCTTCTTCAGCTATCTTTCTTTGAATTTCAACTTTGTCCATTTTTGCCCCCAAAATCTACCTGAATCACATTATTATTAATGGCGTTTTGCTTTTTTTCCAATTCTTTCTTCAAATTAGATAAATAACCCTGAGTATCGCTTACCGCTTTACTCAAATCAGCCCTATTATTTACCATCATAACAATTCTGGTTCTGGTTTTTGCCAACTCATCCCTTACTTTCTTAAATTCATGGGCCAAAACTACTATCTGATGACTTTTAAGATATGTAAGATTGGTCACTAAATCAGTTTCTAGAGTTGACAGAGCTTGAATATCTCTGCTTATTCCAGAAATATTAATCTGAACAGTTTTTATTCTGATTTCAGTATCTTTAACTTCTCGTTCTAATTTTGCCAGTTCTTCTATTTTGCCCATATTCCACGTATGGCTTAAATCACGATTATTCCTTTTATGGCCTAAAGCGTGATCAGCTTCCCCTCAATCAGGCAAGTTCCTTTGATGATAGGAACTGGAATCACATAAACGATACCAGTGGCCGTATCTAGATAGCCGATACCAAAACCCAAACTCCAGTCTTTCATGGCTTTAACCCTATGCATATAATCGATTTCTTCAACATCTCCGAGCCAGCCAAACATAGCTGAAACGTGTCTGTCACCATTCGCATTGCCTTCGACCATATATCCGATGCGATGGGTGTGACCGATAAGAACATTATGCTGAAACGTATCTAATGCTTTTTGGTGTGCGACTCTTCCACAATTACCAGCATCATGGGTAATATTGAGTTTTCCGATCTTATATGCCTGCTTGTAAGGAACATACTTAAAGCCCTTTTCTTTCAATTCCAGAATCTTAGGAATAGAAATAAAATCAAACAGTTCCGGGGCACGATCTTGAAGATATCTAAGCAGGCGATCTTCATGGTTTCCAGCGATGAATACATTATTTTTGGCACCAAGAGACTTGATTTGATCGAGAGCGGTCTTGGTAGATTCCACTTCTTCCTTAAGTTTTAAAGACCTATCGGGCGATTTGGAATGGCTGGAAACTCCATAAAAATCTGCGAAATCTCCCATTATAACAGTATGATGTGGTTTAAATTGTTTAGCCGCCTTTAACATCAAATTCCAGGCATTCAGGTCTACATATGGATGATGACAATCGGGAATGAACAGGATTTTTTCAAGTTTAGACATCAGTATTTACTCCTAGTAAGTTATAGATTTCTTTCTTAGCTTTCATCGCTTTTACCGAAGCAGATAGTCCACAATTTTGAGAGTTAGTGACCCATTCTACGTTGTCGAGGGTGTATCCTTTTTGAGAATTAATCCTATTTACCGTAGGGGTCATTTTCCTATCAAATTCACACATTACCCATCTTTTATACATTTGTAGAAAATCGGGATGATTTTTTGCCCAAGTGAGGAAGATATCCTTGGGCATTATAGGTTTTCCAATATAAAGATCGGGACGATTAGTATTGGCCCCGGTAGTTACGCGATTTTTCATTGCACTATAAAGATTGTTTAAGAATCTACCTATTGTCACTTTTCTCTCATGACTAGAGCAATAAACATCTTTATTACGAACATTCTTACTACAATCTTTATATTTGCAATTCTTCCTCATATCACTTAGTTAGCAGTAGTCGCGGTTGTAGGTGCTGCAGGAGCCGCTGCTGAAGAATCGGCTGGTGCCGCTTCTGTCGGAGCAGTGGTTTCTGTAGAAGTTGCCGCTGGCGCTGCTGCAGGGGCCTGAGGCGGAAGAATCGCGTAGGACTCCAAAATCTTGAAATCCAACTTTCCATCTTGAAGATGAAGGGTATCACCAACATTGGCGCCCTTGATTTTGCCCTGAAGTTCCGGAGAAAGTGCCTTGAGAGCAAATTGCACTCGCGGATTCTTAACGGTCCCATCAGTATCAAGTTCGCTACCAACAATGAAAGAATTCTCGCTAACCTGCGTCTCCGGAGCGATCACGCTCTGCAGAACCATATTATCGACCTTCTCCTTCAACTCCGAAATATTATTCTCAACCATAATGCGGTCCAGAACGGGGTCTGTAAGTTCTTCTCCACCGGCAGAGGCTTGAACAATGGCATTAACCTTATTATTCAAAAGCTTCACGGCATCCTTAAGAACCATGAAATCCCTAGCAAGGTTGTCAGATACGTTATAGAGCGAAAGAACTGCATTTTCCAAATCCGACAACTTTTGCGTAGCGCTACGGTTGTCAGTCTTTTTTTGATTTGCGGGTACATTACTCATTTTACTCTCCTTATTTTGTTAATTATATCACGTTTTGTTAGATATATCTTTTAGTTTAGACAAAATGTTTCCTATTCCAGTACCTTGAGATGTTAGAGCGCTAGCAGCCCTAGCAGCCATTTGTTGGGCCAAAAACTCTTCTTGAGCCAATGTTGGCATGGGAATAGCGCTAGGATTCTTAACTTGCACTCCACGTCTGGCAGAGATTTGTTTATTTCTATCATGCTTTTCTTGTTCCGTAAGCTGATATGCAGGCTTATCCAATGGAACATAATCTTCTTCCAAAAGTTCTCGCGGTACCCCTTCTTCTCTAGCAATTTGGTCTATGGTGGCATCTCGCTTTGTTCTCTTTACTGGCGCCTGTGTCCTAGCTGGCAATGGTTTATTAGTCTGCGGAGCTTTCTTTTGGCCAGTAGCACCACCGATAGGATTCAGGGTCTTTCGTTTAACAGGAGTTTCTTCAGTAACTCGTTTAACACTAGGAGTATAATCCTCAGAATTTTGAGTAGCTCCCTTGGTAGCAGTAAATGCTAATCTCTTAAGAACATCTACTTCTAATGCATTGAACGGGAAATCGAATTCTAAATGTTCTACCTGAGTAACCTCTTTGCGCATGCCGAGCATGATTTCCATCTGTTCCTTTGCAAACTTTCGAATTGCCC